CCTTAGTTACAAACTTTCCTACCTTTTGATCGTCAAGCTCTACATATACGTCCTTAAGAGCCTCCTTAAAAGCGGCTACCATTTCCGCATAACCTAAAGAGGATCCTATACCGCTCTTAGCCGCTCCGCTAAAGTCAAACTCCGGACTATCTACGCTAAGAGTAGGTATAGCGTCTTGCATTTCCTTAGATACTTCGCTCATTTCCTCGGTAAAGCCCTCTCCTATACCTAAAGCGATATTCTTACCTACTTGGTCTCTAAATACCGTAGATGGAGACTTAATACCAAGAGCTTTTTTAATGCCGCTTACAAGCTTACCGCCTAAGCCTTTAATCTTTTCAACTACCCAATCTACTTTATCGTTAATACCGTTCCAAAGTCCTTTAATTACATTACCTCCGATAGTCTTAAATTTCTCCGGTAAGTCTTTAAAGGTATCCTTAACTTTGGTATATATCTCTTTTACCTTTTCTACTAGCTTACCTATATTAGCCGCTATACCATCTATCAAGCTATTAAGTAGCTTTTTACCGCTCTCGACTATTTGAGGTAAATTCTCTATTAAAGTAGCTACTATTGTAGCTATAATTTTAGGAGTCATAGTTACAAGATCCGGTAAAGCCTCAATAAGCCCCTCGATAAGAGCCATAAGTATATCTATACCGGCTTGGATTATCTTAGGTAAATTCTCTATTAAGACTTGTACTATAGTTTGGATAATCTTAGGTAACATTTTGATAAGCTTAGGTATAGCTTTTACTATACCCTCTATAAGAGTCGTCAATAATGTAATACCGGTCTCGATAATATCCGGTAACTTATCTAAGAGAGTATTAACTATAGTATCTATTATCTCCGGTAACATATCTATTAATTGAGGGATAGTCTCGGTAATACCATCTATCAAAGCTAATATAATATCTATACCGGCGCTTACTATGGATGGTAATAGAGATACTATCGTCGTTACTATTTGAGGTATAAGCTCCGAGATTACCGGTAATATCTCCGGTAATACCGCGAGGATAGCGTCTAATACGCTCTTAACCGCATTAAGTAAGATAGGTAAAGTAGATTGTAGGAGCGGCGGTATCATTTTTACCAATTGAGGTACAAGCTTTTGTATTAAGGACGTAGCAAGCTTAGCTATACCCTTAACAACCGTCTCTATCCTCGGTAGTAAATTATCCGCTACCGCCATTATAGACTCGATAAAATCGTCAATAAGTTTTTCGAGGTCCGCGTTATCATCCGCTAAGCCTGTTACTAAGTTAGCCCAAGCATTTTTCATCATGCTAGTAGAGCCGGATATCGTACTAGCCGCCTCCTTAGCCGTAGTACCGGTAATACCTAACTCCGTTTGGACTTCATGTATAGCGGAGTAAACGTCGTTAAGGTTATTAATATCGTACTTTTGACCGCTAAGCTTTTCCGCGTCCTTAAGGAGCCTCTCCATCTCCTCTTTAGTACCGCCATATCCGAGCTTAAGGTTATCTAACATAGTATAATTTTGTTTAGCGAAACCTTGGTAAGCATTTTGTATGGATCCTAAGTCCGTACCCATCTTATTAGCGTTATCGCTCATATCTATAATAGCTTGGTCCGCCGCCTTAGCCGCCGCGAAAGTATCGCCTCCGAGGGATGATATCAAAGAGGCACTAAAACTTGTGACGTTCTCCATATATTCGTTAGCACTCATACCGGCGGTCTTATAAGCCTTATCCGCGTTAGATAATACTACCGCTTGAGCGTTATTAAGCTTAGCGTACTCTCCGGCTACCTCCGAGGTAGTTTTACCTACGCTCTTAGCGTATTCCTCGAGACTCATACCTTGAGCTCCGAAAAGAGTCTCTACTCCTCCGGTTAATTGCTCATAATCCGCATAGCTAGCTATAGCGTCCTTACCTAAAGCTATAGCGGCGGAGCCTAAGCTCTTAAGACCGTCGGCGGCGGCTTTAATAGTAGTAGCCGTAAGATCCGCAAGGACCGCTTTAAAGATAGTAAAGCCTCCGTTAGCCGCCTCCTCCGCTTTTTTACCGGAGTCCGCTACCTCTTTACCAAGCTCCTCGGAGCTTTGGCTAGCGTCTTGGATAGAGGAGTCCATTTTATCGAGCTCGTTACCGGTCTTGGTCATTTCCGTAGTAGCATTAGTAAGCTCTACCCTCATTTTAGATAGAGCGGTCTCATTTTGCTCTATATTTTTAGAGCTTTTGGTTACCTCGGATGATAAATTAGAGACTACCTCGGCTTGTGCTTGATATTCTTTACTAGCTTTACCGCTCTCTTGCTCTATTTGCTTTAATTTAGCGGTCTCTACCTCTAAAGCCGTACTTAAAGACGTATGATTAGCTAAATTTTGCTTATATTTAGCGTCCATAGACTCGTACTCTCTAGTAAGAGTCTTAACCTTTTGAGCTTGAGCGTCGTATTGCTTAGCTAGAGCCGCTTGTTTAGCCGATAAAGCCGCTATAGATTTATCATTAGCGGCATATTGAGCCGTAACTAGCTTAAGATCCGCGCTAGTCTCCTTAAGACTTTGGTTAATTTGCTTTAAAGCTTTTCTATATTCACTCTCTCCGGTTAATTTGACCGCTCCGCCAAAGCCCGCCATAAAATCGCCTCCTATTTATTTATTAGAGCCACTCCTCCGCCTTTTCCGCCTCTCTCTTAACTTGCTCGTAGGTCCTACGGCTTAAAGTTAAGTAAAGCTCATAGTCGAAAGTATCTTTGTAGGCTTGGTAAAGATTAGCAAATTGGCGATAAGTTAGCCTAAAACTCTCTTTATCACTAAGATTAAGCTTAGCCCTACATATAAAATAGATCCATGAGAAATTAAGCGGCTCGTCCTCTATCTCATCATCCTCATGGATTATACGTTTTTTTCATCACTTTTAACGGACTCTATAACAACCTCGTTCATATCCTCGGTAGCCTTTTCAAAGCCTATATCCGATAGGATACGTCCTACTTGCTTAGCCGTTAATAGAGGCTCGTTAGTACCGTTCTCCTCATTAGAGATATCTATACCCTCATTAATCATAGCCGTAAAGCCAAACTTAAGAGCCTTTACGTCCGTCTCTCCGGAGCCTTTACCATCCGTAAGCTCTCCCCACTTATTAATAGTACCGTACTCCTCTTGGATAATCTCCATAGCATTTAGGTTAAAAACAAGCTTGTAAGTTTTTCCTTTATAATTAATCTCTTTTGATACTTCTTTCATTTTAAAAATCTCCTTAAATAAGATAAGAGCCTCGCCTCATAGCCAAGACGAGGCTCCTAAAGTCTCTATTAGAATTAATTAGCGTCCGCCCAAAATGCGTAAAACTTAGTATCTCCATTAGGAGTATAACTAGCTCCGCCGGAGTAGTCCTTAGCCGTAGCCGTAGCACTAAGAGCCCAACCTCCGAAAGTCTTATTAGACGGAGGAGTAAGAGTAGCTCCGGAGTCCAAAGTTACGGAGTCTCCAAAATCTACTACTTGAGCGTCTATAGATCCGGTACCGCTGTTAGCGTCATAAGATACCGTATAAGTAGTACCGAATACAGTTTGGATAAAAGCCTTAGCCTCGTCCATTGTATCGAAAACCTTAACGTCTTTCCAATCGCCATTAGCCAAAGTAGCTACGGTACCCTCGATAGATGGAGTAGAAAACTCTACCGACTCTCCCTTAGTAGAGTCGTCGTCGCTAGGCTCGGAAAACTTAACTTTATTAAGGATAACTACCTTATAGAGTCTTACGTTATTTACCATCTTAACGATAATACGAGCTACACCAACCCAAGGAGCGATATCATTAGAGTTAGAGATAACCTCTCCCTCCTCCGTTACCGTATGACCTAAGAGGTCCGCAAAAGTAGCCTCTCTATCGTCGTCCACTCCAAGTGTCATAGTACCATTTTGAAAGCTTGTATCACTCTCCGCGAGAGCGTCGTCCGCGTAAAGTGTAGCGGAGTTATTAGAAATGGATACACTACAAGAGACCGCCTTACCAAGATTTTTAGCTCCATTGTATGTAGGAGTACCGTCTTGAGCCTCGGTCAAGTGAGAGTACCAAAAGTTATTTAAACCTATCTTAGCCATAGATTAACCTCCTTAAGTTATAACTTTAGTCATAAAACTAAATGTACTACCGGTAGAGGACGTTTCCGCCGAAAGGCTTAATAATTGCCATGTAGTAGACTCTCTATATAATGACATAAAGCCAACATAACCGGAGTCATATCGACAAAGAGAGTATACATAACCGGTATTAGTCCTAAGATAAACAATTTTATTAGCGCTTAGATCCGCTACTACATCCGCTACCTTTTTACTATTACTTAAAGTAAAAGTACTACTTGATACGGTACCATCATAAATAATATAACCGCCACCACTTGGAGCCGGTGCTTTATCCCAAGTAGCTCCGCTCTCTCCGTCGCTTACTACGGTAAGGATATTACCAATATCCTCACTTGTTACACTTGGGAGCTCGTCCGTAGGGATAAGGCTCTCTACTTTAGAGCTAGAGTAGACCTTAGACTCGCTAGCCGTATTATCATCAATAATAGAGCTAGTCTCGCCCTTGATAGCTCCTTCGAGATCCTCGATATAGTCGGATACGGAGGTATTATCCGACAAAGCGGACGGATTACCTCCGAGACCTAAGAAAAGATCCTTAAGAGCTTGATTAATTGTTTTCTTGCCCATATTTTTAAACCTCCTTAATTAGTCTCTTGTATTGGATAAGCAAAACATATTGTCTTATGAAAATATCCGGTATCCGCCTCGTAAAAGTCCGGAGAGTCTCTCCTAGGTTGCCAAGTCCAACCGGCATTTTTCATTATTGACTTTATCGCCTCTACGATAGCTAAGTAGTTACCCTTAGAGTATACGTCAAAGTCATAATAAGTAACATATCCGGAGATATCGTCGTCCGAGGAGTAAGAGTTATCTTTATCGTATTGATAATAGACTACGTAAGGCTCACCATGTTTATTAACATAAACCATGTAAGAGACCGGTATAGTTACTCCATCTACCGAAAAGTTATTAAATAATAACTCGATAGCCTCGTTCATAGATTAACCTCCTTTGATATATTTATCTTGTACTTTTAACATAGCTTTTTCTATTTGCCCTTTGTTAAAACTTTGTCTAAAAAAAGGTTGCTTAGGATATGGAGAGTCACTACGTCCATACTCAAATAAGTTAGCCACTAAAGGAGCCGGAGTTACTTTACCGTCTTTATTAGTAAAGTATCCGGATATCATAGCTTGACAATTAATACCGTCGTCGCTAGGAGTCTTATAGACTTTAGTAAGGATGATATTATCGTCGCTTAATGACTCCCTAAGAGCTTGAGGCATTTTAGATTTTACGTTAGCCTTAGCTACCTCCGCTCCGGCTTGGACCATTTCTCCAAGCATTTTATCGGTATCTCTCTCGAGAGCCGTAAACATTTTAATTAAATCATCCGGTAAGCCGCCTACAAAACTAGCCATTAGATAAGGTAACCTCCTTAGCTTGTATCTCTAGCTCTACGCTCGCCTCATTTATATTATTTAGATACTCAATAGTATACTCTTTACCTTTGTATCTAATCCTCATATCACGAGTGATAGTAGTAATAGGATAACGGATAGTAAAGTTAGTATAAGCCTTTTCAAAGTCGGTTTTATTAGCTATAAGAGTAAAGCCTCTTGTAGTCTTAATATCCGCCCAAGGTGATAAGATAACCTCCTCCGAGCGGACCGGAAACCCGTCCGCGTCCTTGGAGTAAGTCTCTTTTACTATATCTATCTTATGTTTATATTTACCGGCATTATCTACTATCATAATAAATTAATCGAATGTAGTCCTAAAATACTATCTACAACCTTATTAGCCTCCGTCTTATCTACGGAGTAAGTACGTTTGTCGTATAGATCCTCCGAAAGCACCAAGACCGCTAGAGTAAACTCCGGAAAAGTATCCGCTTGCTCTAGCGTCCTACCGGTATAAGATAAGACAAAGTTTTTAGCCGCCTCTAAAATACTTGTTAAAAGTGTAGTATCGGAGTTATTTAGCTCCGATATACGGAGATAGTTAGCGAGGTCACTAACTGTAATCTCGCTAACCTTTGTATAATCATTAGCCATTAGCGGACTCACCGCCTTTAGTCTTAGCCTTAGAGCTCTTAGCTACCTTTTGCTTTTCGCTCAAGTCCGCAATATATCCGGCTTTAATAAGATCCTTAGCCAAGTCCTCGGCTAAGTCTCTAACCTCTCCTTTTACCATGTTTACTTTACCGGTAAAAGATATCAAAGCTCTATAAGCCATAGATTAAACCTCCTAATTAAGATCCCATCTTAAGGACCGCAATCTTTTGTTGGTCTTGGACTTTAGCGTCAAACTCTACCCAACCAACTACACCAACCGCATGTTGAGCGGCATAAAGCTCACGGAGTACCTCAATATGGACCTCCTCGGTAAACTTAGTAGCAAGTCCGGTCATATCTCCATAGTAGATAACCTTTTCGCTAGCGTCGATATCCGGCATGTTGTCGGATACGTATACCGGCTTACCAAGTAAAACCTTACCAAAAGGACTAGTAATATCGTCGTTAAGGAGATAGCGTCCTACATCATCCTTAAGGAGACGGAGAGCGTCTCTAGTCTTAGGGCTCATAATCCAAATAGCTTTATCTTGGAAAACGTCCTTAATAGTACCTTGGAAAGTAATAAGGTCGTCCGCCGTAATAGCGCTAGCGCTTGTAAGTGTAGTAACATTAGTAGCCGTAGAGAGACCTGTTACTTTAGCCGTAGGACTTGTAGTACCAATCAAGAGCTCGTGCTCAATAAATCTAGCGATATCGTAAGCCATACGTTTAACGATAAAGCCTACTACGTCGATATCTGTATTATTGATAAGAGACTTACCAATCTTAGTAAGAGCTCCGGCAAGGAAACCGCTAAGCTCGATAGATGTAAAGTTACCGGTAGAGCTTGTAAGGTCCTCAAACTCCGTAGCGTAAGCTACCGTAATTTGTGTATCCTTATCCGCCGGATAGTAAGGAATTTCGAGCTTGCCTTTAGCGTTATACTTTTCGGATCTATCCAAGATAGGGCAAATATCGTATACAAGCTCGATAATACGCTTAGCAATTGTAACCGGTACGATAGCGCCATTATTAGCAATATCAAGCTCTCCGGCTCTCTCATGGACTACGGCTCCTCTAATGTAGTTTTCAAAAGCTCGCTCCTCTTGGATAGCTCTAGCCTTATCCTCGCTACAAGCTCTAGCGTCCTCGCCGTCGATAACGTCCTTAGCCTCTTTAATCTCGCCCTCGGTTTTACCACTTGGTCTAGCGGAGTCGATATCGTCTACGATATCAAGATACTTTTTAATCCTTTGGATATCGTCTCTAATCTCGGCAAGCTCCGCCGCCTCATCCTCGGTAAGTTCTCTCTTTTCACTCATAGCCGTATTTACGAGGTCCTCGGCGCGAGTGATAAGGTCATTTTGTCGCTCAATTTGAGCCTTACGATTTTTAAACATTATCTCTTTACCTCCTTATTAATTTTTTACCATGCTTTTAAGCTCGGCGATAATGTTATTATATCTAGCGATAGTATCGCTTGATAACTCTTTTACTTGAGGCTCCGTCTTAGGATCCTCTTTAGTCTCCTCGGAGCTAGCCTCTCTAATCTCGGCGATAGCCTCCTTAGTAATATCCTCTACGGTCTCTATATTATCCGGTAAATAATCCTCGGATATAAGAGTCCTCTCCTCGGTACCGTCGTCTCTTACATTTACTAAAGTACCTACGTAAGCCGGAGACCGCTTACGGTTAAGGATGGAGACCTCAAATAAGTTTAAGTCCGAGAGCTTACGTAAAGGTAAGCCGCTCTCCTCGTCTCTTAATTGAGTTACTCCGTCTTTAGTATCCTCAAAGCCAAAAGACCAACCTACTAGATTACCTCTCTTAGCGTCCTCTATAACCTCCGGATCCGTAATAACGGCTCTAGCCTTGAGTCCTATATTATCCTCCTCAAGTTCGAGGTTACCATCCTTAAGACCTCCAAGGTCTCTATTAGGATTATGATTAAGTAAGATACGGATATCCTTAGCTCTAGCTAAAGCTCTTTTAAAAGCTCCGGCTCCTACTCTCTCTATAAAAGTTACTCCTCTCTCGGTAAGAGGCTTACTATTACGCTCTACCGCGTTTACGTAGCCCTCAAGAGTTACGGAGTCACTCCTTATAATTATTTTCATTGTCCGCCTCCTTTTTCTTAAGTTGCTCACTATTAGCCTCCTCCCGAGTCCTCTCGGTACCGTTATCCGCGTCTATAAAGGACTCCTCCTCTATAGTCTTGATATCTTTATCACTATAGCCGCCTCCTTGAGCGGTAGCGTCAATATTAGGAGTATAGTAAGTATGAGTATTAACGTCATAAAGGACGGAGCCTAAGCCAAAGTCGATAACGTCTAAGCCCTCAATATCGTTCATATTTTCGGCTCGTCTCATTTCGTTTTTACTCATAAAGCCTATCTCCTTAGCCATACGGTAAACCTCGTAGCGCTCCTTTGGATTAGCCTTAATAATTTCTTTTACATCAAACTCGAAAAAGAGCTTACCTTTTTCCTTTTCTAGTAAGAGGTCTCTATTAAGAGCGGTCTCAAAAGCTTTTACTATTGGATAGATAGCAAATTTAAAAGTATCGTAAAAATTATCCGAAATATGAAAAATCTTATCTATCTCTTTATTGAGAGTATCTATACTCTCGTTTAATTGCATTTCTACGGAGGTATTAGCCGCCTCCTTAAAGTCAAGTCCGTTATTAAGGACTACTACGGACTCCGTATTATTAGCATAAAGATTTTTCCAAGCTTGCTTAAGGAGACTAATCTCCTCATTACCAAGCCTACGCTCCGACTTTAAAAAGCCTCTCTTATTACCGCCGGTCTTAACTAATCCTAATTGATATATCATAGTTTGATAGGCGGTCTCTAAAGCCTTACCTACCTCCTCGGTTAGACCTACTCCCCAAGCTCCGGTCTTAGTGTTACGTAGAATCTTTAAAAAGTCGTAAGGTCTAAAAGTCTCGTCTCCTACATAAATTCTATAATCCTTATAGATAGGTAGAAAATTATAATTGATTACGACGTAATCATCCTCTACATAAAATAGACCGGTTACCTCATTTCTAAATTTTTCGATATAAGCATAGCCGCCCTTACCTAATAGGTAGTCGGTTACCAAAGCCTTTTTAAATTGAAAAGCGTCGAGAGTATCTCCGGTATCGTTATTAAGGAGCCTAGTCCTTGAGTCGTCGGTTATCTCCTCTACCTTACCTTGTTTAGTCTTATAAAGCTTGATAGGCATAGAGGCGATACAATTAGCTATAAAGTCAACGTCTCCGCTAACTTGAGGGATACTAAGTACCATATCTCTAGTAATATCTCCTCCGTTAAGGAGAGCTTGTAATAATACGTCCGAGAGAGTATTAGAGTCTCCGAGAGTTACGCTATTAGTATTACTAGGAGCGGAGGCTTGCTCGCTTGCCTCCTCACGTTTTTTAAACCATCTAAAAGCCATTAACTCACCTCATAAAATTAGTAAGATAACATTTACATTTTTACACTTTAAAAATAACCTAAAGCACTTGAATTGTAAAGCCTCCGCCCTCACCAAAATAACAATCTTGTTGTAAAAGATAAGTAGCGTTAATAGTAGAGACTACCATATCTACTTTACCTTTAGATTTTTTCTTATTTACATAAAGGTTTTTATTAGTGTCATAAGTACACCTTGAGTTTAAAAAGTTTACTTCATATAGAGGATTATTAGTATACATAAATTCGCCGCTTAGGATCTTTTCTTTAAGTAGCTTAGTAGGAGGATGGAGTACGCTAGAATGTTGTCTAATTTCTACCGTAGCTATACCCTCGCTCTCGAGCTTTTGGGCGGAGCTTAAAGCGTTCCAACGGTCATAACCTACGGCTTGTATTTGTACTCCTAGCCTCTCCTCTAATCCTAAGATAAAGTCCTCTACTACCTTATAGTCTATTACTTTATCTCCACAAGCTATAACCTTACCGGTTTTAATAAGCTCTCGGTAGTTTACTCTCTCCGACGCTTGCTTTTCCTCTATTCTACCCTCCGGTATAAAAGCCCAGGAGTCCGCTAGGATCCTATTATCCTCGTCTACTGCTAGCATAGATACGCTAGTATTATCTCCGGACTCGGATAGATCCAAGCCTAAGTAGACTACGCGGTCTCTCCAATCTATATTAGATACCTTGCACTCTTGGACCGCGCTTACATCTATGTAAGTCTCGGTACCGGCTCCGGAGTAGATTATATTACAATGCTTTGTTACAAAGTTCTCACGAGCCGACTCTTGAGCTATAGCCTTAGCTCTTTTCTTAACTAAGTCCTCCCAAATAGCCGGACTATCTAAAGCTACCGGATTAGCTTGTTTTAAAATAAGGTCGTCCGTCATCCAATCTTTAGTATTATCCGGCTCATATAATAAAGCAAAGTAAGTCTCGTCCTTAACTAATCCGTCTAGGACCTTTTTAGCGTAAGCTACCTCGTCCTCAAACGGATTATTAATAGTTGGATACTTTGTAGAGATAATAAAGCCTAGCTTATTAAGTATATTTAATTGTCCGGACCTCATAGCCTCTATAGCGTAGCTATTAGGTAAGGCTCCTACCTCGTCCGCGCAAAAGACATTTGGTAACTTACCATCCAATGTAGAGCTTGAATAGTTAAGCGGAGTATATTTAATCTCAAGAGCGTTAAAATAGATATAATCTCTTAGGATCTTAAATCTAGGCTTATCTTTAAACTTATAGACTAAAGGCGAGCTCCTTAAAATTTGAGAGATAGCCTCTCTAATCTCTCGAGAGAGAGCTCCGTCCGGAGCTACGCTAAAGAATTGAGAGTATCTAGGCTCCGTAATCATTAAGAGTATAAATACAGTAGCTACGGTAAAGGTCTTATAATTCTTACGGCATAGCTCGAGTATACCGGTCTCATATCTACGCTTTTTAGGATTAGACCTATAGACTACGGCTAAAGTAGCGGAGTAAGTTAGCCATTGATAGCCCTCCGAGCACTCGTAGAGAGTCTTACCTGCTTTAAGTCCTTTAGGCATGATTAAAAGCTTGAGTAAGTCCTCTATCTGTTTTATCTTGGAGACCGAGACCTTATACTTTTTATCCTTGCCCTCACAAAGCCGCATAAAAGACCTCATTTGTAACTTAACATACTTAGGAGTAGTCTTAAGTCTTACATGAGCTTTACAATATAAGTAAGCTTTACTCGTCGTCGGAGTCATTATCGGAGCCTCCGTTAATGATAGCTAGTAAAGGATCTACGTCCTCGGCGCTACCCTCGCCTTTAAAGCCCTTGATAATCTTTATTAAACATGAGACCGTTTTATTAGCGGAGTCCGTCGTCCTGTTATACTCCGTTATAGCCGGATTAGTATATACATTCTCTCTACCTTTGACATACTCCTTAGTAACCAAGGTCTCGGAGTCCGATATCCTTTTTTTAAGGTCGTCTAATATAGCTATTTGAGTTTGGTATCTATCAAAGGTAGTTAAGAAAAAGTAGTTAGTTTGTACTCCGCTCTCCTCGGCTATTCGGAGTATCTCCTTAGCTTGTGCTTTTAATGACTTAGTAGTTTTTCTAGGCATTATAGACCTCCTTTAGTTACCCTCTCAAAACTTTTATATCATTTTCATTTAAAAATAACGGTTTTTAATCGTTTTTAGGTCATTTCGGCGGCTTTTTTCCAAAAAATCTTGGTTTTTTCCGCTTGTGTACGTGAAAG